TAGCACCCATAACTCCATTAAAAATATATCCATCGGGATAGACAATACGACCAGTTGTACTATCAACAGTAGGAGTACCAGAACCACTAGCACCTGCTCCTGGAATCCTTACTTTTATTCCTCTGATTCTATACTTACGACTTGGTACAGAACTAAACTGCATTGAATCAAGCCTGATTGCAGAATAAGCACTATTGGCATAAGTGTTTGCATCATCTATGATTTCAGCAAAACTTGTCCATTGAAAGGTATCGACTATAAGTGAGTCTGTGCTATCTGCTGTAACTCTGGAAACTCTAATATCTACAGGAAACGTACCAGTTAAATTTACTCTGTAATCTCTTTGATAAGCGTCAGCAGTTCTTCCAGTAATAGTGTCAGTTATAACATCTGTAAAACCACCAGAATTATATTGAACAGATATTTTTAATTGAACACTTGAACCAAGTAAATCTCCTTGTTGTGTAGCTTTTTGTAATTGAGGAAAAGTAATAGTAATATTTGCAGCATCAACATTTGAGTTTGTTATCTGTCTTGTAACAGGAGATGATGCTGTTACTTCAACTCCCACAGCAGTTATAGAAGAACTACTCTCAATACCATCTATCTTTGTTTGTCCCGAAGTACCAAATCTAGGCTTAAAGGTTACATCTTGAAAATTAAAGTCAGTTGTAGCTGGATTCGCAGAATTAGCTGATGCTTGTAAGACAGGGGTATCATTTAAAAAAACATCTTTTAATGCAGCATTATTATATGCAGTTGTGCCTTTTGTAAGTCCTTCTTTTGAAGCAGTAGCAAAACCTTCTATTTCTCCTTCAGATACTAAATCTAAAAAGGTGGCAAATTGTCTACTATGTAAATTATCAGGTGTTCTTGTGGGTTGTGGTGCTTGACCAACAGTTTTTTCAGCACCTCCTGATCCTCGTATAATTTTTTTTGTCATGCCTGTACCTGCTGAGTATCAACTGCACCACTAATAACAACTGAACCTGTAACTATCTCTCCATAAACTATTGGAACGGGAGTACCAGCCCGTGATGTATTTTGCGTTCCAGCAAAATTAAATGATAATCTTGGGTCTTGCTCAGAGCTAAACTCAGGTGTTTTTGGCAGAGGAAATAACATATCATTTACTCCTGATAGCACTAAAGCACTACCTACTGCAAATAAGCCTTTTTGAATCATTCCGACTTTTGCAAATCCTTTTGCAAATCCCACACCCATTCCAGCCGATGTTCCAAAAGAGAAAAATGATAAGCCAATAAATGCTGCTCCTAGTAATATCTTTCCGAAACCTCTACCAGCACCAGTAATAACAGGCACAATATGTATATCTTCTTGCCCAATAGGATGAGATAATTCTGATTCGTCTACTGCATAATTACCAACTTTTACCTGATAATATTGGGGGTTCATATATTTTTCTACCTGCGGAAAATTATTAACAAGAAAACTAACTACTTTTGCAAGGCTATCTACCTGTATTTCAAATTCTTTATAACCTACAAATTCTGCAAGCTCGCCATATAGCTTTAATTTACGCAACATAACGATACCTCCCTCCTGTACATTTTAATAACCATTGAGAATAAGGCTCCTTACAAGATAGTCTATCGGTTAAATGATGTAAAACATCTCCATCTAAAAAAATAGCTACATGATTTAAACCAGGAGATCCAATAGACATAAATAATAAATCGCCATTTATTGTTTTCTCATCTGGTCTTAGCTCTCTAAAACCAGTTCTCCAAGCACATTGCTCAAACATCGGATTTAATATAAATTCTTCTGGTGTTGTAGGTCTATCCCAATCTCTAAGTTCAATATTTTTATCTTCTTTATACCAATCTCTTACTAAAGACCAACAATCAGTAATACCCCAAACCCAAGGTCTTCCCAATAAAGGTGGCTTATATCCACAAGGTTCATAATATCCCCATTTTTCTGTCTTTGGATTAACAATATGCCATGGAAGATTACTACGTTCACAAGCAATTTGATCTGCCTGACTAGCGACAGGAGGTGTTATAGGATGACTATGAACAATAGCCGTTATCTCTCCTAAATTATCTGCTTTCATATAATCTTCTGGATCAAGAATAAAGCATTGATGATCTGTCATTGAAAGATTACGACAGGGATAATATCTTTCTTTTCCTCGAATATTTAATAACAAACCACAAGACTCTTTAGGATCTTGGTCTTTCGCATGAACAAGTGCTTCTTCTTTCCAAGTCATACTATAAATGTACCAATCGAAGGAAACTCTGTTCTAGTGCATTGTCTTTTCGGTGCTCGAACACCAGCAAGATCAAATACTGCTGCAAGTTCAAATTGTACAATTTCTCTATTCTCTGATGATTTTCTATCTATTTTGTAAATCTCTTGAGGAAACTCTGCTGTAGGATCTGGTGTACCTAATGGATTCGTACCTCCAGAAAAATTAACAGCATCAAGATAACGTGCTAAAGTTCTGATTCTTGTCACAGTAGCTCCTGTTAAATCATTGCCTGTGGTCACAGCATTTACATTTAACAAGATAGCTGTAATAGTTCCAAGAGCATTACTTACAGTAAGAGTAGGTCTGGGAAGTTGACCTTTTTGAAAAGCAAAACCTTCTGCCTGTATTGGTAATTTTATATATGTATTACCAGCCCAAACAATATCTGCATTAGCATTTAAACTCGTTCCATTATGGAATCTGTAAATTGTCGATGCTCCATGTAATGTACTATCTAGTTGTAAAGTAAATAATTCAATTACTGCTGAAGGATTGATCTTTTGTAGATCAGTAATAATCGGAGCAGTGCTCATGGCTCAAATACTTCTCTAAATGTTGTCTGGATAGTTGCTCTATTGTTATATGGTATAGATTTCGACCAAGTTTCGCAGACAAATTTCTGTGCAGCAGATTCACCTGGTGCAGTAAAATCAAAGCTAGCACTGTCATTTGCACGAGCATCAAGGAAGGTTTCTATAGTATCTGCATCTGTTTCTGATACGTTAAAAGTAAAATTATAAACTTTTGGGTTTTGATGTTCAGCTAGCCCAAATAAAATTCTGTGTTCAAAACCATCAGCAAAACGAACTGTTCTGGTATTTGGTGCGGATCTTTTTTGTTGTCCGTATGTTGGTGTGATTGATGGAAAAGTAGCCATTATGCGAGCATACCTCCTGGGCGTTTTTGTTTAATTAATTCTGATTGTATAGCAACTGATATAAGACGACCAAGTTCTCTACCTTGTTGTTCATCTCCTTCAACAGCAGAACCAGAAGCATCTACATTTACTACAATATTTGTTGAACCACCCATACCACCTAACTCATGGTTTGGAATTATAGTTCCTGCACTGTTAGGAACAAAAAGTTCTGGACCTCTTTCTCCAACGATTGAGGGTTTACCAACAGGAGGTCTACCACCATTAGCAAAGAATCCACCAATGCCAGGGATTGCTCTTAAGAAAGAAGTAGCAGCAAAGTCTATAAGCTGTCTTTGAATTGCTCCAAAAACACTGCGGGCTACATCGCCAAGAGTCTTAGTTCCGTTTATCGCACCTTCGATTGCATCAACAAGACCTGATTGAACCGTGCTTGCAATACCTTGATATAAACTATTTACACGTTCAAGTTCTTGCTGTAAACGCAAAGCATTTTCAAATTGATCTCTTTCTTGTTTATTTATTTCTTTATCAAATTCAAGAGCTTTTCTATCAAATTCTCTAAGTTTTTCTTGAATTTCAGCTTCTCTTGTTCCTAAAGTAAGAGATTCATTTAAAAAGAGATTTTTATTCTCTACAGACTTTGTTATTTGATTATATTGTTCTGTTCTTAATTTTTCTAAATTTAAATTTTTTTCATTTTCTTTTTGTGTTTGCATTAATTTAAGTATTTCTTGATTTATTTCTTCTCTTCTATTTCTATTTCTTGTATCGCCTCTTTTCTCTAATAGAGCCTGTATCTCAGGATTATCACTTGTTAGAGCATCTCTTAATAAACTTCTTCTCGATAAACCAACTACTCTTCCACTACCATCTCCTCCTGCAAATAATTTTGCAACATTTGCTGCAACCTCTGTTAAAAATCTTGTTATCTCACTTTGAAGTTCTCTAGTACCTTCTGCAAAATCTTGTAATGCTTTTACTCCATCTTCTCCAACTAATTGTTCCATATCTTCCATGACTAAATTAAATGCAGCTTGTTTACCCTGTGTTTTTTCTATTAGTGCTATGTATTCTGCTTGAGGTGTTCCTGCGAGACCCAATGCAGTAGTAGCAGCACCAACATCAAAAGAAAAGAAACTAACCGCTTTTCCCAATTCTTCTAATTTTTCTTTTGCAGTTGTAAGTTGTTGAAGAACAGCAGTAGCAACAAGACCTCCTGCAAAGCCACCCATCTGTCCGCCCATTTTTGTTCCTAAAAATCCACCAGCAAAACCAGCAGCACCTCCTATTGGACCCTGTCCAAATAACAATGGAAATGCACCACTAACCAAGCCACTTTGTAAAGCACCACCACCCATTACACCTTGTCTTAGGTTGCCTAAAAATCCCTGATTCATTCCAGGGAACATTGTTTGTTTTTTTCTTATTTGATTTCCTTTAATATTTAATTCATTTTGTTTTGCTATAGCAATATTTTGATTTTTTATAGCTTCTGTAAGAATGTTATAATCTCTACCACCTACTTTTACTTGTTTTCTTAAATTTTCAAATGCTTCTATAGCAGCTTCTTGTTGTAACTGTGTTTTTCCAATTACTTTTCCTGTTTTATTTACCTGTTGTGCATATCTTTTAATTTGACCTGTTGCCTCTGCGACTTGATCTCCTACCTTTCCTCTTATTGCTTTTCCTAAATCTAAACTTCTGATTTTACTTACACTATTTTCTAATTCTTTTGCTTTAGCCTTTGCCTTATCAAGTTGACTTAATCCAATAGTTCTAAATTTTATATTTACACCATATTCTCCTGCCATGAGATTCGACCTAAAAATAAAACTTTATTTTAGTGTACCGCTTTTAGCGTTTTCCTGCTCGTGATTTATCCTTTGCATTTTGTATTGCTTTATCTTCTATTTCTCTTTTTAATTCAAAAAAAGCTACCCAATGTATAAGTTCTTCCTGAGTTAACTTATTGGTTAAATCTTTTATTGTCATTCCTAACTCTTTTGCTAAAAAAAATATAAAAAACCAATCATTTTTAGCTTTTTAAATCTGCTTTCGCTTCCTCCAATTTATATTCTCCACCAGAATTTAACATGGCAAGTTGAATATCCTGCAAAGTGGTTGCATTTACTTCTCTTCTCAATGATGCTTTATGACCATCTTGAAATAATCGCTTGCCATCTTTATCTAATGCCTTTGTAATCATAAGATTCAAAGCAAAATCTTCACTTGAAGCTGAATCTCCAGATTTTCCAACAATCATCTCTCTTTCTGCAATAGTTAATGGATTCCAGTAAATTTCTAAAACTGTTACATCTCCTTCTTTCAATTCATACATATATCTTTGGCTTACACCAAATTTATTTTTGAGAAGTTCAATAGCTTCCATATAAAATTAATTTAATATTATATTAGTATACTAGGCATTAGCCGTAAATTGGCAAGATATTAAACCAACAAAATGACTTCTATCTTCAATCTCTAATGGAGTTACACCATTAATATCAAGAACTCTTGGTTTACAACTAAATGTATCGCTATAACCAGGAGCATTAACAGAAGTAAGACCATCAATAACAGCCTCTCCTATAGCAGAAAGCGTTGCAGTACCTTTGCCCTTTGGAACATATACATTACATTGAATAACACCTGCATAATAATCTGAAGCTGCTCCCTGGTTTTGTAATGTCGCTTGTGTAAATTCAACTGACATCAGAATATATTTTTTACTTTTGCCGGGTGTAGTGTAATGAACATTGTCATATACCATCTCAACAGTATTATCTGCTGCTGCAACTGCATCTGTTACTGCCTTTTCAAAAGCTGCTCTTGCGTTTACTAAAGTCATAATTAAAATTCAGTATATTTAACTGAGGCAGGTCTTTGTGTGGCAGTAGATCCAGGAGAGTTATTAAATGTTGTGCTACCACCAAGAAATAATTTACCTTTATCTGTCATAGTTTCTTTTATCATTCTTCCTAATGATCCTTGAATGAATAATTGTAATTTACCACCTTCTAAAGCATAAACAGAATATTCAACTCTATTACCAATAAAAACTGATTTTCTATAATTAAATGCCCTCTTTACAGGAAATCTAGGTTCTATTATAGGTTTTACATTGTAATAACCAGTAGATTTGTTTGCTGCATTTGCACTTCGATTTTTAAGAAATTCTGCTGTAGCTTGTCGTTTTATGCCAGACCACGGAGAAAACTTTTCAATCGCATCTCTTGGCTTTACAGGACTTCCCTGTGCAACCCAACTTGAAGCAAAGAAACCTGTATAAACAGGACTATGTTTTTTTGTTGATAAGGTACGATGAACTTTTTTTATAAGAGCATTAAAATCTCTTGATATATTTTTATCTAAATCTTTTGGCAAATCTCGAAGAGTTCTTGTAACCATCAGAACCTCACAATAATAATGTAAAGATAAACTTGTCCACCTTTCTTCGTATCAATATCAACTATCTGTGCAACTCTGTTTGACCCACCAAAACTTAATGTAATTTCATCATCTAAATCTGCCTGATTATCTCCTATTTGATCTGGTGTTATATATAATTTTGCTTGTCTCATTTCCTGTCCAGTTTCTTCTTCAGAACGAACAAAAGATATTGGTACATCTATGTTATAGCTAGTATCAGTTGTTGTTAAAGCACCTGTAGAGGTGTTGTAAGAAGGAGATGCTTTTTTTGTATAGGTAATACTATGGTCAAGTGAACTTCCAAGTTGTGCTACAACACTTTTTGCAACATCTTTAAATAATGAATCTAATTGACCTGCCATTATCCTCTAACCACCCTAAGTTGGAAACTACCAGCACCACCAAGAACATAGGCTCCTAAATAACTTTGTAACCAAGGATAAACGTCAAATACATTATTAACAGAACCAGTTCCTTGACTCTTAGTATTGTATTTAACTTGAAGATCACCTAACTTAACTTCTTCAAAGTTACCATCAGTTCCAGTACTACCTGTAATTGCATCAGTATCATTTGCCAAAGCATTAGCTAATTCAAACTGTGCATATTTAATATTTTGTGGAATTAAAGTACAAGCTAGTTCAACTCCATCAACCTGATAATTAGTTCTAGGAAACTTTAACGCTTGGTCATCATCACATCTATCTCCGTAATAAACCAATGTATCAATCCATCTTGTAGCTGATATTAACGCTCGATTCTTTTTATCATCAGATTTATTATCCCATTGGGTAGAACTTGGGACAGTTTCAAAGTATGCGTCTGCTTCAGCTAATGTGACATAGCTATTAGCATTTGCTCCTTTTATTGTTGCGTCTATAGTAGCTGCCACGATTGTTTAGTAATTTATCTGTATTGTAGCGTAAAGAAAAAACCCCACCAATATTTTGATGAGGTTTGATGACCACACTGAAATCTTAACTATTAAAGAGTTGTATTATCAAGTGGTGTGTTAACTGTTAACTGAACAATAGGAATTAAGTCAGCATCATATGTTAATGCCCACTTGGCTGATGCTCCTAAGTTAGAGTTTGTTGGGTTATCAGAAGCATCATTCCACTTAGTACCCATAATGTGATAAGTACTGTGATAGTCAACTGAGATAACATCCTGCTTAGAAAGTACGTTTCTTTCTGCTTCAATAGCCAAGTCTTGCTGAACACCCTCAAG